GTCAACGCAAAGAGAAGTACGCAATTCAAACTAAATAACGCAAATAAATCATGAAAAATTTAATCTTTTTTTTAATGGCAATATGTTCAGTGTTGTCTTTATGGGCTACATCAATAGCAAGTACGCCAAATGAATTCGCGGGAGGGCTAATAGCATTAGTCATCTCGTCTACATTCTTAATATTATTCGTAACGGACCAATTGTAAAAAGAAAAACTACCACAAATGAAGAAAAACATCTTAATCAATCGAGTATTCAGTTTAGATTACTCATTGGAATCAAATCGAACGCTAATACTCCAAGGGGGTAAATGGATAGCCGTGAACACGTATCTACCATTGAAGAAAATTGTACGCAAGTATAAGAACGCAACGGACGTAATGTATGAGAACGTCCAGGAAGATCTATGCACACGTTATTACTCACTACATAAATAGAAGGAAATGACAGCAGGAGACATCATGTACCTAAGCCTATTGGCAAACGTGTACCTACTAATGAAATACATTCAGTACAAACCGAAATATAAGAAATAACATTCTGTTGTGGTAGATAGAGGCGAGGGAAGGCGTATGCATAAATGTGTACGCCATTTCCGTTATACCATAACACAAACCTTTAACATAAAAAGAAATGACACAAGTAATAATAGCAGAATTAATTGGAAAAACATTAACAAAAATAGATGTCGACATGGAGCGTGATAAAATCACTTTCGCTTGTGATAATGGTGATAAATACACAATGTACCACGAACGAGATTGCTGCGAATCGGTTATAATTGATGATGTAAATGGTGATATTAATGATTTGATTGGCTCTCCTATTTTGATTGCAGAAGAGTTAATGAGCGATGAGAACCCAAGCAATGTTGGGATACCAGAATATCAAGATTCATTTACATGGACATTCTATAAGTTGGCTACCATCAAGGGTTACGTTGATATCAGGTGGTACGGAGAGAGTAATGGATATTATTCAGAAAGAGTTGATTTTGTAAAACATAAATAATAAGAACAATGACACCACAAGAAAGAATTGCAAAACTAGAAAGTCAATTATCAGCAATCTTACAAGCCTACTCAATGCTTGAAGAGTATACCTGTATGTTAGTTGATCATTGTGAATTTAATAAAGTTATCACGCAAGCAAATAGCATTGTGCAGATAGCAATGAACGATGAGTTAAATAATTAAAGAGAAGAACGCATGAAAAACGTACCATTTAACCAACCAATGAGCGAGCATGAGTTTGAGTTAATCGTTCCCGTTGAAATTCGCGAAGCTCTTTGTGAATTATGGGAAGAAGATGAGCAAGGCAATGAGTTTGCCATCCTTGACGGAATTAAGTTCACGTCCAAGGAGTACTACATTGGTCACGAACATTGTATAGAGTATTCATTAAACAAGATAAAATAACAATGACACAAAGAAAGAAAGAAAGAATAGGGATGATGCTGATGTATTCATTCGTAGCTAGCGTAGTAATTGCATCTATACTACTAACAAGTAACTAATGGATAAGATGGATACGAACATAGACTTGATGAATGACTTGATGCTTAATCAACCTCATCAAGCTGTATCGCAAACATTTATCCTTACAGCTATCCAGGATTATTGCCAAAAAATGTTATCTAATAAGAATTGGATAATACAATTTGAGGAGAGAGCAAAGATAGAGGGGTTGATACCTAATCTACCTGCGAGTACTTGGATTGATGTGGCTGGTAATATTAATGATAAGTTGTACAAGTTTTACAATCGTTAACCACTGTCAAAGCAATAAAAAATGAGCAAGATAATTCAGAAATTCAAGAAAGAAAAAGATATCATCGGGAGTGATGTTATCAAAAAGCTAGTCGCTGAGTGTTTAAGTCAAAGAGGCGAGGACAGCCTTATGTCATGTCTAAAAAACTATCAAGATGAAGAGAATTCAAATTACGTGAACGCCCTTCATACTTGGAGTTCATCTAAGGATGGTCGTGAGTATTGGGATGATTTAAACAATAAAGTAGGATATTAACATAAGTAAATAGGGGTAGCTGAAAACCTTATAGAGTAAGCACAATTAATTATTTAACTACCATGAATAATAGAAATTTATTACCCGAAGACTTCTTAATTAGAAGAGATTCAAATGATCCATTATGGACTGAGTACATTAACTACCTAAACACATTCTTTGAGGGTGTTCAGCCTAGCGTTTCAATTATGGGACAAGCAGAAGGATACTACGGGCTTATTGATGATTGCCCTATCGTTCTCGATTCACCAAATTCATTAACATTGCTATCTCTTTCAGAATGGGATGCGATTGTTTCTGGTGCAGAGGTTGTTCATGTAACTACCTATGATGGTCACGAAGAGATTGAACGCAGATGTGTTTCGCTAGGCAGTGATGCACCTAACAATGCAGGGGAGTGGGCTAGACGCTCGGATTGTAGCTATGTTGAGTCTATCGGTTGGGTATTGTCGTCTGATGTCATTGTAACTCACGATGGCACAATTATGCTAGAGGGTGATGAAGATGCTGTATGGAGTGATTGGCATGGCGAGTGGCTAGATAATAGCGACTCAAGAACTTATCATGGACATGTGGAGAGCGGTCGGCAAGATTACTTCTTCGATAGACATGATGATTCAGTCTATATCCATGGTGAACACTATAGAAATAATAGTGTTGCCTCAGATTGTGGATGGAGATACATCAGTAGAAGAGATGAGTGGGTAGATGCCGATGACTACTGTTGCGTTGATGATTGCAACGCAGGTTATCACGACCTTGAGCGAGTTCATAAGTTTGGCAGAGATGCTAAGTTTACCATTGGATTCGAGATTGAGAAGGAAGATGACGATGCCGGTATGATTCATTACGAAGACCTATACCTTGATACCAAATGGATTAAGGAGCATGATGGTTCATTAGATGACGACACTGGCTATGAGTTAGTTAGTCCTGCCTTCAATCTATATGACGATGGCTTAGACAAAGACATCGAGTCTGATGATAGACTTGTTAGACTAATCAATGCTGACAAATCAAATAGTTGTGGTGGGCATATCAATGTAGCCGCCAAAGATTACGACACTGAGCAATTGTTCGAGGGTCTGTCACACTTCTTCCCATTGTTGTATTCATTGTACGATGGTCGATTAGATAAGACATACTCTAAGGCTAAAAAGAAACACAGGTACTACGACAAGGATAAGTACTCAGCAGTATACATCAAGTCTGAGGTGCTTGAGTTTAGAATCTTCTCAGCTGTTAGTAGTGTTGACAACTTACTATGGAGACGTGACTTAATGCGTATCATGTGTGACAATATCAATCAGTCAGAGCTTGACGTACTACGCATGCTTCTCAATCACAAGTCAGACTTATACCTACACTTACGCAAGGTATACTCTCAAGAGAAACTGATAGATAAGATTGAGCGATTCATCAGAATGTGTAGCGACTTCAATAGTAAGAAGTTACCTGAGATTGTTCGAGCATCAATCAAGCCTGACAACTTAGACGTGTCAAACGAATTAGGAGCATAATTAATTAATAACATTCAAAAAAATAAACATCATGTGTATAGCAATTTTAAATACCAATAGATCAACCTTAAAGAAACAAACTCTTCGTAACTGCTGGGAGAATAATGGCGATGGTGCAGGGCTACTGTATATCGACAACGATAACAAGTTAGGTGTTATCAAGGAGATGCGTAGCTTCGATAACTTCTACAACAACTATCTCGACATCAAAAGAAAGTACGGCAAACGTAACATCGTGCTACACTTCCGTATCTCTACTCACGGTAAGGTCAACGAGACTAATTGTCACCCATTCATTACCAATGATGAGGTAGGGTTTGTACATAACGGAATGATTTACGATGTACCTACAAGTACTGAGTTCTCCGATACTTACATGTTCAATGAGACAATACTTAAATCGTTCAAGCATGGCTTCGAGACCAACGAGATTATCTTAGATATGATTGAGATGTATATCGGTCCAGGTAGTAAGTTAATCTTCCTTAATACTGACGATACATATTCGATTGTCAATGAGAAGGCAGGTCATTGGTCGATGGGTTGTTGGTTCTCTAATCATTCATACGAGCAAGTTAATAGTTGGGTTGACTACGGTGGTGTTAGAAAAAGCAAGGCGCAAGTCGGCTTCACCCCTAAGTACAGTGCTCCACTTGTCAAGCAAGAAAACAATTGGTGGTCAGCAGATAGACAGATGTGTTCATGCGTAGGATGTGACTCAACGCTGTATGGTGTACAAGAACTCAATGATGGTATGTGTACGTATTGCAAATGGGATGAGATAGATGAGCAAGAAGCAATCAAGATATTAGAGTCTGCCAATGCATGCGACATGTGCGGCATAGACAAGGATAAGTTCGTGCCAATGGAAGATTGTCTAATATGCGAAACTTGTAATGAATACCTAGGAGCATAGTTATCACTGTCAAAGCAAAAATTATGAACGCACAACAAAAAATAAAAATGCTTAAAAAGCTCTATCCAGGTAAAGAATTGGTAGAGTTTATGGCAGATGTAATCGCTCAAAGGGAAGACGAAGGCTCAGCATATAGACTTGACTCATGGTTGAAGGGTAGATATTCAGGATGCACGGATGCTCTATTGGTTTGGGACCAATCTGTGAGAGGAAGTAATTACTACATGCTCAAGAATAGGCAGGAAGCCGCAATGTCAAACAGTTAAATTATAGGGTAATGGTATTAAAGAAAATAAACAAGAAGTATCGCATAAACTTAGTAGCTGAAATAATGGCTAGAGGTATCGCGAGAGGATCATGTGCGGACAGGTATTTGAGAGATTGTTTTAATGTGTATAGTAACCCTCAATCATTGATAGATATGCCTACTTGGTCAGAAAGTGCCAAAGGTTTTAATTACTGGCAACAAGCATTCAATGAACACGGACATGAACAAAGATAAATATCATGGAGAGATTTAAAAAACTAACCGGTCAGGAAAGAAAAGAGTATGTAGCTAATATCTTAAGTAGAGACGATGAAGATGCATTAAGGTATAAATTAAGTTATGATGTAGGCTTATCAAGTGCGTTCACTTGGGACACAACTATTCAAGGTCATGACTATTGGAGAACTATAAATAGAAGAATTGAAAACCTTAACTAAATACATATGCCAAATTGGTGCTCAAATACCTTACACGTATCAGGTGATGCAGGTAAAGTAAAATCATTTTTTAATAATGGTATTCACAATGGAATATGGAAGATGAGTTTATATTTTCCAATGCCCAATGAATTAGAGAATACCACAAGTCCAAGCAAAGAACCTAGTGAAAACCTAATCAAGCGATTCGGTTACGATAATTGGTATGATTGGAGATGTGCTAACTATGGTACGAAATGGGATGCTAACTCAGATAATTATGGAGATGACTATATACACTTTGAGACAGCGTGGAGCCCACCATTACCTTGGCTACAAAAAGTAGCTATGGATTACCCTGAACTAACATTTAGATTAGATTACTCAGAGGAAGGTATGCAGTTCGGTGGCACATGTGTAGCGTTACATATGCATAATACATTCAAGATTGCAAATCAACAATGCGATTTAGTAATGCAGGATGAGTATGGTGTCAGCTATGATTGGAGTCATGAACATGATCGATACATTAACCGTGAGACTGGAGAAAAAATAGCGTGGGATGAATTCAATGAATTCTCACACAATCCATTAGAAGAATTGTCAACGGAAGAATTTATTAACACATACATAAACGATTAACTATGGAAAAATACCCTAGAAGATGTGATGCTACAGGACGTGGCATGTGGCAAGGTTATGTAGTAGGTGATGGAGAGCTTTACTTCAGTGAAGATGAGCACTTGATTGACCACCTACGTGGATTAGATTGGGAAGATTCAAATGGTAAACGCTCAAAAGATATCGAAGATCCTGCTGAGTTAATGAATTATTTCTATCGAGAAGATTACTATTACTTCTCTGAATGGGATAAGCATGACATCGATGATGTATACTACGATGAAGATGGTAATGAATATGAAAAACAATAACGTATGAGAACAGTACAAATCAATGCACCATCATGGTCTAGTGAAGACCTGTACATTGAAACATCTCTTAGTGATGAGCAACTTATAAAGACACTACGCCAAATAATTGACATCGAACGTGATGAGGGTGAGTGGTATAGTAATGACATATTAGTTGATTGGCTACAGTATCATTACCCAATAGAGTATGTAAAAGCAATTAGTAAGATTGATAAATTAATATTTTGAACAATGGAAAGAGTAATATCGAATGACACAAGACAGTTTATGATTATGACAATCGTGACAATTCACAACAACATGGACATCATTGAGCCGGAAACTATAGCGTCCATATCAATGATGGATGATGAAGATTTAATCTATGAGATGGGTGAGACAGCAATAACATTAAGTAAGTATGTAGCTGAGACAGCATCGAATGCTAAGAAAGTATTAGAGAACGCAACAGTTATAACAGATGGAAGCATTTAAAGATTTGATCGGCAAAAAAATTGTCGAGGTTAGACACATGTCTAGAGAAGAAGCTGATACATGGGGATGGCATAAACGTCCAGTGATAATTTCATTCGAGGATGGTACTACGTTAGTGCCTACTTGTGATGATGAACAGAATGACGGTGGTGCTATGATATACCTTGGAGGTAATGATGGGGATGAATTCTTTACGGAACATATATTATATACCGAACGATGAATACATATCACATATGCTACCTGCTAGCATCAGAACTTTGTACAGGCATAAACGTACATGCCAATGATTACATGGAAGCTCTTAAAGGATTCAATAGAATCTATGGGAGCAGAAAGATTATTTATATAACCCAATTAAATTGATTATTATGCACGTATCTAAAACAAACAAAAAGTATTTGAATTTCTTACAAGACTTTCATAGTCATTGTAATGCAAACATTCAGTTCGCTGCACGTGACCTCATCAAGGATCACAAAGTAACTACCACAGTAACAAACATTATGGCTCATGGAGGGCTTATCAAGGTTAGTGGTAGAGGTCGCACTACTGAGTACACATGGAACTCTAAGGCTCCCGACATTAGAATGGTAATGGAGTTAAGAAAAAGAATGACTGAGTATCATAAGAAGTATCTTACTGATAGAAATAAACCATCACCTGTTCAGCATGAGAATCCTGCACCTATACAAAACAATCGTAAGGCGGTAGCAGTTGAAAGTAAAGTAGTGAATCCTACACCTACTACAAAGGCGAAAAGAAAGTACGTTAAAAAGAATGTACCAATGCCAAAAAGTAAATCAATCAATATCTTGTGGGGTGCATTTAAAATTACATACTAATGATTGATCAATATGACGTAGTAAATGTAGCTAACTCCATTAACATGGACATCAATGAGGATATAATTGCTGAGGTTATGTATCAATATAACTCAACAACTGATGACTCTGGCTCTACATGGGACTTAGTTGTGGAACGAATACTATATGAGATTCAATCCCAATCATAGACATGCAATCATATTAATGCTAATAATAGTATACCAATATGGTGCGCTAATCTTTACGCTGGGAATCGTCATAAATTTTCTCTACAAAGTAACGACAAAGAATAATCATTAAATTAGTAAAAATGAAAGACATGAAAATCTTGGATTTGTTGATGAACCATTTACCTAATGAGTACGTGGATTGTGTGGTGAATAACCTTGACGATTTCGATGTGTTAGAAGATGAAGGCTTCTCAATCGAGGCAGAGTTAATGACGCTATTCGATTGGGTCGAATCTAGAGAAGGATATGAATTTTGGAATCAAGTATTCCATTACGTCCTTGGAGATGCCGATCTTCCTCCTTTGCCTATAGATATTAATTATAGACCATCATTAGTTATGAACATGAAAGATGGTATGTATATAATGAATGCAGGTAGTACAGGGCTTAACATAAAGTATGAAGTTATCATGAAAGACCTACATATGGCAGAGAAGAAAGCTCAGGAACAAGTATTGATGTGGCTAAATTAACCACTGTCAAAGCAAAAATTATTCACTTAAATTTTTTTATTTAAAAATGTTTTATACATTTGTATCATCGAATCCACACTTCGATCTATAGTTTTGTTTATATCATGGTAGATATATAATAAAAAGCCCTAGTCGAGTGTGGAAAGCGATTAGGGTTTTTTTATGCCCTATTATTACATAAGGGTGTTGTATACCATTGAACATCATTAACAAAAACAATGTCTCACAATGAACGCTTGTTCGATAACTAAAATCTCGCTCTGTCTGTACGCTTGACAACGAGTACTGCATACCGAAAGGTAAAAGAACAAAGTGAACCAAATAGCCTAAATCGAAAGATTGAATTAATAAGAAGAGGTCGCAGAGGGAAGTGTCATTGGTTGGGTATTATCTTTTAATTAAGATTCAATGCTGCGTGTGGTATATGCAGTATAAAAGCGAAGCTATAAATAATAAATAATAAATAATTAACAATATGAAGAATGATATCTTAACATTCATAAGCTTCTTCTTAGTAGTTGGAGCTTTGATATTAGTAATAACAGCTATAGTACAGCAATTATTTTAAGATTATGAAAAGAAGAAAGACAGAGCCATGGGACTATAAATCAAGTGAACAATATAATTCATCGTTAGATGCTATTGGAATATCATTACTTGGATTCATCATTATAATATTATCATTGATGATGGTAAGTAAATGTAAATCACCTGATCAACCTACGGTAAAGAAAACAGTAGTTACTGAATACAAAGAAAAGTATGCAGTTAATATTACTGACGGCAAACGTAAGTATCTAAACCACTTATTTAATACACAAGAGTAATGGAAGATAAAATCAAATCAACAGAGAGATGTGTCAACTATGAATACATCAGAACAGATCCTGTAATTGAAGCACTCAAGAAAGAGTTTGATCAGAGAAGCTTCGTAGGTATCAAGAAGTATAACACAACGCTACACGAGAACAATGAAGATGACTTCTTAGTGGAGTTGCATCACGAACTCATGGATGCATGTGCATACATTATGAAATTAAGAATTCAAAGAAATAAATGATTTTATTTGTTGTATTTTAAATTATAATTATTACATTTGTAAACAATCAGATTAGTTATGAACAGAAAACAAGGAGTCAAGGATTTAATGAAGGCCAAGAGGTATTCAATTGTCCACCTTACAGAATCCCTTCAGGCAAAGAATGTGCCTGGTAATTGGGACACTTATCAAAATGTATACAACTTTATAAATGGTCGTACACCGCGTGATTCATACGCATTCATAGTGTTAGCAGACCTGTTAGATGTAGACTTAAGAACAATCCTTTTGAGATACTCAACCGTTGAGGAAGGAATTACAAAAGCAGTGGTTGATTTAAACGAAAAGAATTATGAGTATGGATGGTAAGGAAGTAGTATTCTCTATTACTGACAATGGAGAGTCAACTGACATTAAAGTTCTAGGTCATGGACATGACTTAATAGCTATGATTGGTGGGGTGTTACACGAGAATGATGAATTGAAATTCTTAGTTGAAATGTCACTAAAAGCTATATCAGAGGGTGCATTCAATGACATACCTAAACTAGAGACAAAACTTAAAACAAACGGAGACGCTTAATTAATTTAATTCATTAGTATGAACTATCAAGAACTATCAAGACCATTAGATATTAGTGACATCGACTTTCGAGTACAGTCAATTAATAACGGTGGCTATGCTACAATCTTAGCATACAAAGACGCACGTGTAGATATGGCACGATTAGATGCTGCTGCTGGTCCATTAGAATGGCAACGTAAGCATGAGATTATCAATGGCAATCTTTATTGTCACGTTGGTATCTTTAATGTTAGCATTGGTGAGTGGGTATGGAAATGTGACGTAGGTACTGAATCAATGACTGAGGCTACCAAAGGGCAGTCTTCTGATTCATTCAAGCGTGCATGTTTCAATTGGGGTATTGGTCGTGAACTATATGACTATCCAATGATTAGTGTGAAGCTTAACGATAATGAGTGGAGCAAAGATGGTGGTCGGCCTAAGCAAACATACAATCTTAAGATTCGTGATTGGGTATGGTACTCTGAGTTTACTGATGATCGTTTATCTTTCTTGGCTGCCAAGGATGAGAATGGTAAGGTACGATTCAAGTGGGGAACTATGAAGCCTAAACAAACTGAGCCTGAGTACAAGCCTGCATCAGGATCTCCTGAGGTAGCTGTAGAGGTAGCACCTGAACCTGTAGTTGTTCAGCAGGAAGATGCTAACGTAGCAGGAATTCTCAAGAAAAAGAATGAGGATATTGATGAGCAGAGAGAGTTGTTAATCACTGAGTATACTCGTGTTATCGGTAAGAAGCCTGATGGTAGAATGAAGAACGAAACCATGAAGAAAGCTATTGATGATGCAGTTGCTCAAGCATTAGAGTTACCTGAGGAGTTATTAGCTGAAGAACCTGCTGTTGTTGTTGCTTCCTCGCTTAAAGATTTCTATGATAGAATCGGAGAGTTCAAGGTTCCAGCACAGTTCATTGCGTGGGCTAGAGATATCGTATCTAAGTATGAGGATATCGAAACAGCTGAGACAATTGAAGAGTTCAGAATCCTTTGTAATAATCACTACAAGAAAATCATATAGTAATGGATATTTTTAAAGAAGATAGCACAGGAATGGTAATAGCCTTGGATAATTTGTCTAAGGCTAGCCTTTCTAAGATGGCTAATGAAATAGTATTGACCTCTATAGAAGGAGGCTATGAGGATCCGCTAGAGGCTTACATTAAAGCTAAGGGATTGTCTGAGATTGCTGATGGTATTATGACTGGTCTTAAGGACTACGCTATGAAAGAAGCATATCGATATGAGAAAGATCAGAAGGTCTTAGGATGTAGTGTATTAGTAAAGGCTACACCTAACACGTATGAATTCTCACATAATCCTTCATGGGTTCACCTCAACAATGAGATTAACAGATTGAAAGCAGAGCAGAAAGAGATTGAGAAGCAGATGATTCTTGCTATTGGATACTCTGAGATGATTACATCTGATGGAGAATTGATTGAGCCTGCTACGATTAAGAAGGCAGGAGGAGAAACTATTCAAGTAACAATACCTAAGTAGTACATTTTAATAAAGGATAAGTGGCAATTTTTACCACTTAAGTTAAATAGAAATGATATGAGTGAAGGCAAATTCATCCTGGAAAGCCCTATACATAAGATATTCTATCGCAGGTATCGTATGAATGATAGGCTTATTAAAGCAATCATGGGCTATTACAAAAACAACGAAGAAGATTAGTATGGCAAAGAAAAAGAAAGTAGAGAAGGCAGAGATTCAGTACGACACTGTATACTTGTTGCGTGGTGTAATGAAGATATCTTCAGCATTGGTTGATCTTGATGAGGTTATGGATAAAGGTAAGTACTACCGATTCAGATTCAAGAAAGAGGTTGATACCTGGGCTAAGTTCATGGAGTTACATACTGCTCAGTTAATGAGTTCATTAGTAGAAGAAGACTCAACGCTACTCATGGAGATATACAATGCATTAGACGAATCAACTAGTAAGGTTCAGATAAGCCCGGAGAAAACACCATTGGTGATCTTCTACTGCAAGATTAAGAGCGCGATGAATGATATCAGTGAGATGAAAGAGAATAGAAACACATTCTATCCACGCTTCATTGAGATATATACCAACGCTGTAATAAAACAGATGGAGAAACAATTCCACGCTATACTTAACACTAAGGACAGCGATGACAGGGGATTAGATTTTATTATTAACTTCTTCGATGAGTTCGGCAAGAACATCATGAAATTCGAGGACAAATAGATTTACGATGTTGAATTTTATAGGAATAATATGTTACTCAATAGTTATATTGTTTTGCTGGATAGTATCTACTAGCCTTACTATTAACTTTGAGATTGATGACGAGACAAGAGTTCTTCGTTCTGTACATTTCTTTTTAGCTGTTGCTTGCTCAATTGGTATCGGATACTTTTTAAATTAATTGCTATGAGTTGGGAAGATTGGCTATTGAACAATGGTCACTCTAATGAGATGTCGGCACACGATAGACTATTGGAGATGGCAATTGATTCATATAACATTAGAGATAAAAATAGGAAGATGGAGATCATAGATAGAAAACATTTCTTAGTTTTATGGTGGAAAAAGAATCAAGACTACTTAAATAAGTATAATACCATGACCTCTTTGGCTAGGCTGATTAATGTAAATCATGCTACTATTAATCACTACGAGAAACATAGAAAGAAGTCACGACTATTCAACGACAATACAGATTGCATTAGGGATTTTTTAAATAGCTAACTACCATGGTATATAAAAATTTAGATGCGGTTCTGAATAAGTTATTCGGACCGTTTGCGGAAGAACGCACCCTTATATTGAACGCCCTTAAGAAAGATGAAGAATTAAATACATCACTCAGCAAGTCTGATGATGTGTCTAAGATTATAAATATCTTCAATGAGGTGTTTAATAAGAATTCCAGGGTAATGAGTAAGAAGGTTCTTAACAAGTACAAAGAGATTCTCAAGTACTATTCTCTAACAGATGTCCAGGCTGCTATGCGTAATGCTCAGGCTGATGAATTTCACATAGAGAACAACTTTAAGTATTGTACGATTGAATACTTCTCAAGAATAGAGCAAATTGATAAATGGATGAATGTTGTTAAGGAAGAAAAACCTAAGGGTGATTTCGTAATGCCTAAGTTTAATGTTAGGGGGTAGATATGAATCAGACAAAATTACGTTCAGAGAGATTAGTTATACACGCTATCCTTGCAAATCCTGCATGCATTCATGACGTAATGAGTAAGATAACGTCTGACATGATTGAATTGCCAGTCAACAGATTGTTATTTGAGAACATAACGGAATTGTACATCGTTCAGCAACCGATAAATTTAATTACATTAGCACAACACATTAGCCAATCTAAATCTATTTATCGTAATGATGCGATACAGGAGATGGCATCTATTCATTCAGCATTCGATTACACGCAGACAAGCGAGGTAAACAGCGCGATGATATACCTGATTGGAGAAAGCATACGTCACGAGCACATAGACCTAGGCAAGAGCATATCGTCTATGGCAGAGTCAGAAGCATACGATCCTAAGAAGACCATTGATAAGATTCAGGCGCATATTGCAGACAATAAGTTCAAGTCTATCTCGAACAAAAAAGAATTTACTAACGAGGATCTACTCGATGAGTTAGGTAAGCGTATGGCAGATGCTGCTACCCACCAAGGTATCAGTGGTATTCAGACAGGTTATAGCCGATATGACACAGTTACCTCAGGTATGCAACCTACCAACTTCATCATTGTTGCCGCACGACCTGCGATGGGTAAGACTCAATACGCTTTGGGACTCATGTGTCATGCATCAGTGCGTAACAACTACAAAGGTCTATTCATTTCTTGTGAGATGGATGAGGTTCAGGTTATGAAAAGAGTAATAGCTGTTGACAGTGGCATCCCCGGATACCATTTGAAACGTGGCAACTTACAACGTCACGAGATTATGCGATATGAGAAGTCAAGACAGCGAATCATTAAATCGAATTTAAAGATCGTAGCAGGGGCTTTTACTATTTCTGATGTCTTATCATTGATTTACAAAATGAAGTACTCAGAGGGGCTAGATTACGTTGTTATCGACTATATTCAGAAGATTACTTCACCAGGTTCTCAGAATCGTACCAATGAGGTAGGCGATGTGTCTAGAAGACTAAAGGATATGGCTAACGAGTTAAAGATACCTGTGGTTGCATTGGCTCAGTTATCTCGTGCAGTAGAGCACAGGACTGATAAGAAACCTATGCTATCTGATTTACGTGAGTCAGGTGACATTGAGCAGGATGCTGACATTGTAATGTTCCTATATCGTGCAGGTTACTATATGGATTCAGATGAGAGAATGAATAATCCTGTTGCCGAAGATGGTTACGCTATTATAGCCAAGCATCGTGATGGAGAGTTAGAGGATATACACTTGAAGTTTGATGGTAATATCCCAGCGTGGAAGAATCCTAATGACAAGGATGACTACGAAGAGGATTACGTTCAGACAGCAATTAAACCGAATAATGATTTTGATATATTTTAATTATGAGCGAATTTAAAATTGATTTCTTCGAGCTAGCATTCCTAGCAGAAGCATGTATACCACCAAGGCCAATTGCTAGGACAATGTTTTGGCAACACCTAACCGATATGTATTGGGAGCAGATGACTAAAGGTGAGAGAGATCATTTGTTTGAATGGATGAATATGAACGAAAATTACAAGCGTAGCCTTGAAACTAATGAGGATACAAAAATGTTCCACGCAAGGTTTGATCCTGATAATCAATACATGATTTATACTGAGAAACAGGAAGAGCCATTACAGGCGTATTTATGCGGTGAAAGGTATTGGATTAAACGAAATACTTGGATAATGAAAGAGGCAATAACAAAAATAGAGAAATTATGACAGCAACACAATGGCTATTTGAAAAGCTATGGGATACACCCAAGGATAAGTTTGAATGGTACGCACTACTAAAGGAAGCTGAGGAAAAGTTTCAGGATCAGATTGAAGATGCTTACGAAACAAGTCATATATCAATGATGACAAGTAAGCAATACTACCATGAAACATTTGAGATAGATAAACGGAATATAACCGATTAAGTATAAATTTAAAAGCAATATGATATGAAAGTAACAATTGAATTTGACGGAGACGAAGAAAAAGAAGAACTTCGCACAGCATTAGATGGCTACAAGTGGAAAGGTGTCGTATGGGATCTTGACCAAAAACTACGCGAGATAACTAAGTATGGCTATGTTGACAAGAAAGAAGCTACTGATCAAGAAAGAGACTTAGCTGATAGACTTAGAGGAGAATTAAGAGGAATATTAGAATCATGGGACTTAAATTTAGAATGATGGAAAACTATCCAGAGTGGGTAAACAATCTTGTTTACTTTTTAGCAGGAATTGGTGCAGCAGGCTTAATTATTTTATCATTGTAGATATGTTTGATATATTCGAGGATAAGCCTAGGCCTAAGATATACTGCTGTGATGTAGTTATTGAGGTTAAAGTCCTAGCTAGAGGTAAGCAGAAGAAGTATGATTCCATGATGGTGAAGCTTTACAATACATCTCTAGTAATGAATGACGGAGACATAGCTACACAGAAGCAAAAAGATAATTTGTTTAGAAAGATATTCGATAAACACATACACAGAGGTGAATTTCATAACGCGATATTCGATATTAAAGAAATCAAAGTGCTGGGATTGATGGGTAATTTATCATATGATTTTGATTATCTCTTACATTAGTGTTAACAATTTTATTTATATTTGCTAAAAAAATATTAGTATGAAACAGCAAATCCTACAAGTAGTGAAATTCCAGGAAGCATTTGGAATTCAAGGTCCTGAGCAACCTAAGATGCTTAAGAAAACAAGAGCAAGACTTCGTCAGATTCTATTAGAAGAAGAGGTAAAAGAACTTAGCGAAGCACAGAACTTACTTGATGTTGCTGACGCAATTTGCGATATCATGTTCATCACGTTAGGAACTGCCCATGAGTATGGTTTAACTGATCGCTTAGAGATGTTATTCGATGAGGTTACTAGATCTAACATGAGTAAGATTGATAGAGTTACAGGGAAGGCTATCTTTAGAGAAGATGGTAAGATTCTTAAGCCGGAAACATTCTCAGAGCCGAAGCTTCGACCAATCATTGAGCGTAACTTTAAGCTATACAAAGACAGCGAAGTAATGCAACAGATTGCTGCGGTACAAAAGAAGCTTACAGAGGACATAATTAAGAATAAAATTAAGTCTAAGTTGAATCTAGTTGACCGTGCTTTGTTTTGGTTATCAGATAAGATTGAAACGTACTTAAAGAGACAAGTTCAAGTTACTTTTCCTCAGACTATTGATGGGGAGATTATTGTAAAGGTATACGATGAACAACATACCATCAACTCGTAAGTACGGGAACAAAAAGATAGAGGCATATGGAATCAAGTTTGACTCTAAACTAGAATTCTATTGCTATAATGTATTTAAAGATTTGGGATTTGATTTTGACTTCCAGAGAACTGTGCTTTTGCAGGAAGGCTTTAGATATGTAGGTAAGGCGATACGACCTATAACAATGATAGTTGATTTTGTCCTGAGAATAAATGGAACATCATACTACGTTGATACAAAGGGGTTTGCTACCGAAACATCTAAGCTTAAATACAAAATGCTCAAGTATCAATTGAAGGATGACTCAAGTACAGATGTTATTTGGTTGCATTCCCAGAAAGAAATCAAAGAATTTGTAAATAAAGTTAATAAGTTAGAAAATGAGTAGTGTAAACAAAGTGACATTATTAGGAAATGTCGGAAACATCGAGGTTAAAAGCTTCGAAAACGGAAAAAAATTAGTTCAATTATCTTTAGCTACGTCTGATGGCTACAAGAAGAATGATGAGTGGGTAGAGAAAACAGAATGGCACAGATGTATTTTTGCTATCCCTGCTTTAGCTGATCGTGCTGCATCAATTCAGAAAGGTGATAAGATCTATGTTGAAGGAAGCATTAGTACAAATGCATGGACAACTAAGGATGGTGAGAAGAAAGAGATTAAAGAAATCTCATGTACAATGTACAAGACATTCTCTAGAGCGAAAGCTGCTGAAGGGGAATTCAACCAACCTAAGACAACAGTAACTAAGCCTGCGTCAAGCTTCGATGACTTCGGGGATAGTCCTTTTTAATATTTAAGAAACTGAACCACTCAATAGTATTGGGTGAGTACCTTGCGGACGAGGCGCACGTTGTCGCAAGTAGCTGTGTAAGGAAAGAAGCCCATTCGCTTACACAAGACCACCAAGCTAAAGTCGGGTGGTTTATTACTAAATAGTAACTTACCAAGTAGTAAGTAATAGTTATGGAAAAGTACGAATTAGATTTAACAGCTGGAGATATCGGAGAGATCATTGAGATTATCCGTGTTCAGCATTTAAGATTACACGCAGAGCCATTCGCTAATAAAATAGGAATGAAAGAAAAAGTTCTGCTATCTATTGAAGAAGGGAGAGGGCCTCACGGCCTCCTCGCCCTCAAGAAAATGAATGAAACCTTCCACAATGTGAAGGTAAAAATAATTGTAGAGGTATATTAATTACCCTGACCTACGTTTCGCTTAACATAAAGCTTAGAACCTTTGATCTTACTTGATCCTTTCTTTGCATGAACTCCTGGTCTTTTCTTCTTAGGAGTCTCAAGCTTTAAGGTTGTACCTGCTTGCTTTGCCATTATTTAAAGAATTTACGTTTCTTATCCCCTCTATTCTTAGATTGGGATTGACTAATAGTTTTTGTCTTAGATACGTGAGCGACATCCTTACCATCATGATTACCATGCGTTCCGTTCTCACGGTTGATTGCCTGTAATATAGTACGGTATTTCTTACGGGCAGGAGTATCTTGGTATTTAGTATCGTAAGCTACTTTTTTCTTACGAGCCTCAGGGTTCTCCTGATAATACTTAGCACTCTTAGACTTACCTGTTTTAGTTCCTGCTAACTTGTTTCTCATTTGTAATAGTTTTTGTCCATATAAATCCTTTTGCAGATTTTTGCCTTCCTTTTAAACAATCCGTTATACTTGTTCTATTCATATTGTAAAATTGAATAGCGTATTGTGCACATTCCCACTCTTTAATAAATACTCCATCAAGAGAATATTGATACACTTTAAATGCTCTTCCATTTTTATGTCCTTTACTTTCTAACCAATGTCCTGTATTATTTTCTTTGTGGACTAAAGACATTTTTAATCTTACATCATCAGATGCTTTTCTTCCGAGAGATTTTTGTCTTATTTTATCTTTAGTCTCGTCACTAACATAATGTCCCATTAAAGATTTCTTTCTTTTCAGATTTACTTCTTCTCCGAGACATCCTCCCTCTCCTCCATCTGCAATATTACACAAAGTACCTCCTTGTGTATTCTTATTGTATAATTTGATAAATTCTTTTTCTTTCTCACAAACTTCTTTCCAAGTTAAATCATCTAATAATATTTCTACTTTATACTCAGTTTGATTTACAATATTATTCCAATATGTATTTCTACTTGATTTGGAGTGTGCTCTATTATAATTTGACTCACTTTTTCCAATACCTATGTAAAAGGGTTGATTTTTATCTAATCTAATATGTCGATAGAGGTATGCCATTATTTTAAATCTGCATCTGATTTGTATGGTATATACTTTGTAGCACCACCAACTTTCTTAGCAACTAAGATTTGTTTACGCTGTTTGCCTGTTGATTCGTAGCTAACATGTACCCACGCAGGATTTCCGTTTTCAGGGAACTCTGCAATCATTTGGTCAAATACCAAGTTATCCTTGATGTAGTCAAAGATTTGTTTGTTGGTAATTGATGTACCATCCATGTCGATATCAATCGCTTCACCCGTGCAATGTTGACTGGACAATGACCCCCCAACAGCAGTATTCAAAGCTTTGCTTCTGTAGCCCGATGAAATGTGAATAGGAACACCGAAGTGCTCACGGATAGGTTGGAACACGTTCTCAGCTAACTTCTTGAAGTTCTCTGTGTGCTCAGGTGTAGGCATATTGCTAATACCTCTTCTCTTTGCAGTTTCACTACGTGTTACTTCTGCCAATGCTAGATTTTTACTCAGTTGCATCTTTGTCTTTATTTTTAAGTTTCATAATACGTCCAGCTGTTGTAATACCAAACGCTCCTAAAGTTAGTAACATAAATCCATCAAAGATGAATTCTTTAATTACTAATTCGTTTCCAACGATACCTGTAATAACATCTACGATTAATACAAATACCATAGCGAAGAAAGAAACCACACCAACAAACGCCTGCTCGTTAATATGATTATCATCGCTGATCAATTCTCTAAATAATTTTCTCATAACTTAATTGGGACCGTAGTTACCTTAGGTCTTTTTGGTTTAATTATATCCATGTTCCACCCTTTATGTGGTTCTTCATGCTCTTTCTTAGGATCTAATAACTCTTCACATCTGTAGAAGAATATATCACCTGTAATGTCATCTTTTCTTACGTAGTACTGACTCAAATCAACAGCATATATAACGCTGTCTTTCCAAGAGTAATACATCCAAATATTATTAATTGATGCATCAAGCACCCATCCTTCTAGTACATCTAGCCTTCTTGCTATCTCATAGTCAAACTCATGCTTAACTATAACTCTTTCTTTCTCAAGTAATAGAGTATCTCTAATAGCAATAATACTATCCCTTACAATAATGTCTTTCTTAAATGCTGCTATCTTAGCTTTCTGACTTTCAAATATAGCATTAATATCATCAGCCTGTTTTACGGTTAGAATGACAACAGAATCTCCCTTAATTACCGTCTTCAGAGGGTAGTTTGATTGGCTGGAAATCAAATTCGTCACCACTAGACATCCTAGCATTAGTAATTTTTTCATCTGTCAATTCTCTTTTTATTTTTTTAACGACACTTTTGGTGCTATCTAAGTCACCGATAACTTCACTTACCATTTGTTGCATCTCAGCTTTGTCATCAGTCAACTCAGCGTTCTCTTGCTGTAATGCATTTACGCTTGATTTAAGCCCACTATTCTCTTTAGTAAGGGCTTTGTTCTTATTGGTAAGAGAAACGTTATCCTGAACCACTACAACGTGTCCATGTCCTGTTGAGAATACCTGTAAACAAGCGATGATTATAAACGCAATAGCAGATCCTAATAGTATACGTTTATTCTTTTTCATTTCTTACCAAATAGCATCAATACAGTTTCTTTTAAACTTTTTGAGCTTTCAGTGCTATCATTAACGGTTTTTTCTAGATCTTCCCGGTACTTACCCTCAAGTGATTCTAGTCTATTACGATAGTCCTCCTCACTTTTCATAAGTCTATTCAAGAATACCCAGCATAGATAACCTAATGCCAAGACAGCAAATCCTAGGATTCCATAGTCTGTTAAGCTTTCAAATATGCCGAATGACATTATTTATCTTTTTGATCTAAATGTCTCTTAATAAATAGCCAAGCTACGTATCCTAATGCTAATACGATTAAGCCTAATGGCCCGTACTCTGCTAATTGACCGAATGGTCCGAAGTCTGTTGTTACTGCTGTAGTATCCATTATGATTTCATTATTAGTTGTTTCACTGCTTCTGATAATTCAGAAACGCTTTTTGCTAAATTCTTTATTTCGATTTGAGTTTGCTCCTGAATGGCTTGATATTTGAGCCTAGACTCTTGTTCAACTAATTCAATTTTACCTTTGAGTTTACCTGCGTCTTCTGTGTTTTTGCGTACATCATTGTGCACGATTTTAAGGAAATACCCAATAACACTAATAGCTGCTAGCATTCCATATTGTAAAATTTCATTCATTCCCATTATTGCTTCTTAATAAATATTCTATATAAAATATATAACAGAACAAAAATAATGAAAAATGAAATTACAAATTTTTTAGCCTTATCCATAAACGTCTGACTATCTTTCTCATAATACCTAACAGGTATTCTTCTTTCGATAATCTTGTCTATATAAACGGTATCACATTTACCTTCAATAAATACATCGTCTCCTTTCATCCATACCTTTACTGTTAACTGATCCTTCTGTAGATAAATTGTATCAAGTAAGGAGCTTACCTTTACGACTGTATCCACCTTAACTTCAGGAACTACTACGCGAATAGTGTCGTGAACCGTAACGCTATCTGTAGTAAGTAGATAAGGATACTTCTCAATTAAATGAGTGAATCTTTTCTGTGGGCTACAAGAAGCCAATAAGATTAGGAATGGTAATAGATATTTCATTAGTATGTTTTTGTTAATGTGAATAGCTCTGAGTATATGATGTCACCTATGTTAGCAGTTCCCCACTGAGCAGTAATTACAATTGTGTTAGCTATTGTTGTATTGAATCCTGTAGATGTCTCAGTGCTGAAATTAACACCTTCAAATCCATTAGAGGCATCTTTATTATATAAGAATGAACCACCTGAAGCTATTGACGCTGTTCCTGCTGTCCCAATGGCTCTGATTGTAAAATTAATATCTAACTTCCAGTGCTTACCTGTTGTTGCCGGCATTGTAATTACACCTGTATCAGCTAATGCGATACCATCTGATTTAATTCTAATGTGAAGTGTATGATTATTAACAGATGATATGTGTCCCGTAAGTACAGCTAAGAAGCTGTCTCCTACTTGAAATCCATTTGCAGGTACGCTTAATGATCCAACTCCACCATCTAATAAAGATGTCTCAACGGTGGTATTCGTTATGCGTGCACTTGAACTTGTCTGAGTATATAAACCTTTTGGAGCTGATGAGTAATCAGGAACATTCAATACGTTATTAACGAACGTAGAAGGACCACTTGATCCTGTTGTAGTTAATGTGATTTTATCTTGTTTGCTATCTTGTAGATCCGTTATATCGGAGTGTACGGATAATAAATCATTTTCAATTGCTTTGATTTCAGATGACTGGGCATTAGACAGATTAGCTAACGCCCTGATGTCATCGATGTTTTTGTTGGCCATAAGTCCATTGAGTGTATTCTTTTTCTGAACACTACCTGTTTCGACTAATCGTTTGGACTTAGGCTTGTACATTACTCCTCCTCTTTCTTCGACTCTTGTGCCGCAGCATTAAGAATGTTGAGGATACTGATACCATACTTTGTTGGCATCTCGCTGATAATTGCTTCAAGTTGTTTAACTTGCTCTTCGTTTAAAGTGATCATAGTATAAAATTTTCGACTAATTTACGAAATAATTGTTACTCCGATTGCTTCAGCGACATACTCGTTCACGACTGAATTATCAGTTCCCCAAGTCAAGAATTGTTCCTCAGTTAAGGTATAGTTACCTTGACTTAATTGCTTTCCGTCCTCAGTTAGTAATTGCCAATAAGTCGTGCAAGTTACCGCAGTCGTTTCAAAGTTCAATACAAGTACGCTTAATCGTGTCGCAGTACCTTCGTTAAGTGGGTATACGATTGGTTGAATCGCTACTCCGTTTGTTGTTGGAATTGGCTCAATGCCTAATTCTTGTTTTGTTGTTTCCATTTTATATTGTTTGTAAAGCTATGTAATAATCAACTCCATTTATTTTTACTTTCCATCTTTTGTCGGGTACTACTACTGCGGTGTCAACTAATCCTGCATTTGTTCCCGTGCTACCTACAACAAATTGATTTGCTCCATTGGCAACAGCATCACGACCTAATATAACACTTCCGCTAAAATTTCCCGTTTGTGTGTTGTAACCTAAAGCTGAATTACTTGCTCCCGTTGAATTACTTGATAAAGCAAAAAGACCAAAAGCACTATTTGAACTTCCCGTTGTATTTCCTAGTAAAGCTTGATTACCAAATCCCGCATTAAAATTACCGCTTGTATTTGATAACAAAGATTCCCTACCAAAAGCATTGTTTGCTTGACCTCCCGTATTGCCATTTAATGCATCTTGACCAAATGCACTATTTAAACTACCAAATGTAACTTTAATTAAAGCACCAATACCAAAAGCAGTATTTGTTGTTATTGCATTTTTTCCGTAATTAGTTACGCTACCATCATCAGTTACTCTTAAACTAATTGCACCCGCACTATTCTGAATTGTTAATGCAGTTGTTGCAGATGTCGTTCCCGTTCCCCTCACCCTCGCAGTACCATTAACGTCAAGCTTGAATCCTGCGTCTGTGGTGGTGTTGATGCCTACGTTACCCGTTGAGAATAAAGTCATTTGAGCAGTTGAAACACCTCCCGTAGTAAATTTAATTTTACCCGTAGCAAAATCATTTAGTAATGAAATATCTCCACCCGTTCCGTTATATATAAATCCGTCTTTTTGTCCGATTGTTTTATAAGTACCTGTTGTCGTTGATTGTTTTCCAAATTGAAAAACACCCGACGCAACGTCAGAAGTTAAGTTTAAAATTGGACCTGCAATATTTCCTGAAGTAGTGTTAGTTAAATTTATTTGAGTTAATGCATTTTGATTTTTAACAATCTCAAGAGGTTGCGTAGGTGAACTCGTCCCTATCCCCAACCTTCCATTCGTGTTATCCCAGTACAATGAAGAGCTACCTGTAAGCTTTCCTAATGAATCAGAGAAAGATACCATACCTGTAGTAAGTATAGATGATGCTCCTTGTAATAAATTATTAGTAGCTCCATCTCCTATATATACTCTTTTCGTATCTGTAGTGAATAACAATTCACCTGCAATACCTGTAGGTAGATTTACTTGTAAGCCTCTTTTTATTTGTAATGTATTAGGCATGTTTGTTAGCTATTAATTTACACAAATTTACGAATTCTTCTTGAGTATAACTTTGCTTCATATAGTTGACTTGCTTTATGACAAGCTGAACATTATCTAGTGTATAATCTAAATCACTATTTATTCTGTCCATGCTCATGTCAAAAGTATCTTCATCTATTTTCATAGCCGAACCACTTAATGCGCATAGTCCATTTTGTTTATTATACAATTCTATGAATTCTTCGTAAGTAATTTTAAATTCTTTATCTCTAGTAAGAGCCCCTGCCCTCCATGTTTTATACAATCTTGTTGTGTGGAATGAAAATGGATCGTTAAGTCTTTTCTTAGTCTTTCTTCCAAACATAGCGGCTTTTGCCTTATCGGAAGTCCCCCTCCTGCCTATCTTAATTCCTTGTTGCTTCATTTTAAGATAGAAACCCCCAACACTATACCCTTCCATTTTTGCTATGTCTTTAACAAGTAGATTAGGATCTGTTAAGTCATATTTACTTAAATCAATTGTCTTCATTAGAAAGCCCCCATATCTAAATTGGCATAAAGTATATTTGTAGTTGAGTCGAAAAATAGATTTGTACTTTGCTGAACCACATTTCCTACTCCTTGAAATAATATTCTGCCAACAGTACCCGAAGTAATAGGAGTAGTGCCTATCGTAACACCTGTAGATATAGTCCAAGATCTATTAGCAGTTAAATCCTGAGTAACGCCATTAATAGTAAGTGCTCTAGATGTAGGCACATAAGCAGATAATCCACTTGTTCTTACAAAAGGATTGATACTAGTAT